TCAGACCAGCCGAAGCTGTAACGCTCACGAGCCTTGTAACGGACGTTGCCCGTGTCAAAATCTCCATCCATCGAGTTTGCCAAAGGCATACGCTCGAAATGCTTCATGCCGTTGGGAACGTCGGTAATCAAATACCAGCCATTCGAATCGGTCAAGAAGTGGTTGACGCAGTAGCCTTCAGGAATCGCGCCCATCTGCTTCAACGCGTTGATGTCGTTATCAGCAGTAGAGACGCGCAGCTCAGTGTCAAGCAAACGCTTGGCAACGAACATCAGCGCTGGGGGGATGACCATCTTGCGGGGCTTGGCAGCGATCAACAGACCACGCTCATCGGTCCATGCAGCGATTTGAATCACGGCATTTTCCAAGGAGGTCTCGTTCAAGTCCACGCCGGTGGTTGGGCTGTTGTAGTTAACAGCGCCATTAACCAAGGGGTGGCCAACACGAGTGCTGGAGCTGTTGTTACCGAACAAGGTCACGCCGTCACCACCCAAGTACGAACCGTTGAAACCGTTGTTGATAACGGAGGCGGCTTTAACTTGCTTGGTGTAGGACATCGCACGGGCCAGGGCTTTGGTGTAACGAGCAGACAGTGAGTCATACAAGTTATCTTCCACAGCTTCCTCGGTGATCGAGAAGCCCAGGGCGATGGTTTCGTGGTTGTAACGGGCGGTGAACGCTTCCTGCGCATTGTCGTAGGAGATGGCGGAACCCTCGTTCTTGACGGGAGCAGCACCGAAACCAGCAAGCTTGGTCTCTTCTTCGAAACTACGCTCTGATTTCTCAGTTTCGTAGATTTCTTTGTGCTCTTCGCCGTAGCGAGCGTATTCCAAACCGAACAAAGCGTTCAGACCAGGGAGCAACTCTTTGAGTAGTTGTGCGCGTGAAATTGCCATTTTGAGTTACTCCTTACAGACCAACTGCGTTGGTAAATGTGTGATAGCCGGGGTTGATCTTGACCAGGATGTCGGTGTAAGCGTCGCCCACAACCGAGAAACCTTGCATATTAACGAACCCAACAACACGGAATGCTGCGGTGGTGGTCACAGCCGAGGAACCTGCTACGACAGAAGCCGTAGAGTTACCAGTGGATGTGCTGCCAGTTGCCACAGCGCCAGTTGAGAAAAACACGTTTGCGCCAACGGCAGCTTGCGTGACAGAGCCAGCAGACTGAACTTGGAACACAACACCGGGGTCATCCACAACGTAAGCGTTAATCACGCCAGTGGTACCCGTGGGGTAGTACTGAGCATAGATCACTTGGCCTTGTGCGTTGATGTAAGAACAGCCAACAAACACACCTACGATACCCGTGTTAGCGGTACCGACAGGAAAGCCGTTGGTGGTTGCATCTGCGCCAGTTGCGGTGGCCACAGCCAGATAGCCAGACGCATTCACGTACACGGGCGAACCGTTGTAAATGTTTGCGGCAGTGCCTGCGGGGTCGATGAGATACGAACGGGTTGCACCTGCATATGGTGTGCCGCCCAGCTCATTCACGGGTTTTAGCCCGTAAGGGGATGCTACTGATGCCATTTAAGGACTCCTTGTTTACTTAGAACCTGAACCAAACCCCCTGCCGCCGCTGACTGTGGACTTGCGGTCCGCAAACAAAGGCATACGAGGATCATTGTTTCGCATGAAGTGGTTGTCCACCGATTCCATCTGGTTTTGTGCTTGTCGGTCGTAGTACTCGTCCCGAGCGCGTGCTCGTTCCGCCACCATCTTGCAAAGCATGAGTCCGCCAATTTCGACGTTCCCGGTCTTTGCATTACCTTCAATCATCAATTCTGGATGATCTTCTGCCTTGACAGGCTCCCAGCCGTCGCGCATCTTTCGAGACACGTTGGTGGGTTCAGCTTGCCCTAATACGTGGGTGGCCACCCAGCGGTAAACATATCCTGGCTCCGGGGTCGGATCAGGCAGTGCCGAGGAAGGCGTATACACATAACGGGTTTGCTTGTCGCGTGACACGAGGTCACGGGGGGTACGGTTTTCAGCCATTTTGACTCTCCAATTTTGCTACTTGAGCAGCATACTGCTGCGGGGTTAATCCAAATTTCTTTGCCAGTGCGACCTGGGTCTGAGTGAGTTGGACTTTCTTGGCACCCGACGAACGGGTCGCGGGGGCTGCAACGGCAGCAGGTCGTCTTGGGGAATCACCCGACCTTGGCTTGTCTTCTGTATCACCGAAAACTTCGGGGAACTTCGACTTCACGCGAGCATCGATTTGCTCGAAATATTCATTGCTGCGGGGATCGACCCCGTTGTTGACTAGTTTTTGATGCAGCCCTAGTGCAAAGCTGGTGACTTCTTCGAACCCGTTGGAACCGAACCACTGGTTTTTTGCCTGCCAGCGCAGAGTTTTTTCGTCCGGTT